ATAATATAGGAAGAGTTTTATCTCAATACATCAGATACCCAAAGGTACCTAAATGGACTTACACTTCGTTAGGAACTAGTGGGTCTCCTGCGTTTGATCAATCACAACCTGATTATCAAGACTTTGAGTTACCTCTTAGTGACGAAGGAAATTTAGTTAAAAAAATATTACAATATGCAGGAATGTCTATTAGAGAGGCAGCCGTAGTTCAATTTGCAGGAGGACTTGAGAATGTAGACAACCAACAACAACAATAATTATGGCATATATATCACAGTATCAGTATTACGAAAATGGTGGCGAATCGCCTGCGGGGGAAAATTGGGGGTCTTATCAGTATGTTTCTTTGTTTGAGATAGTCAATAATTTTATGTTGATGTATCAAGGAAACCATAGCCTAGTGAACAACGAGGAGAGGTTTAAAATATTATTCCACGCAAAAAGAGCAATACAAGAATTAAACTATGATGCTTTTAAAGAAATAAAAGTTTTAGAATTAAATGTTGATGATCAACTTAGGTTTATATTGCCTTCAGATTATGTAAATTGGGTTAGAATTTCTAAAGAAACAGATGGTTTGTTATATCCACTTAGTGAAAATATTCAAACTAATTGGGCTTCAGCATACCTACAAGACAATACGGGTAAAATATTATTTGATATTGACGGAAAGGCATTATCTCCTCAGTTTTCTGAGTTAGACTATGCAAGAATTTTCACGATACAACCTACTATTTACTTAAACCAAGGATCACCTTACAATGGGATGAATGGTTACAATGATAATGGGGATTGGTATTTTGAAAGACAAATTGGTGGACGCTTTGGGTTAAATACTGAAACAGCCAACGCAAATCCTACTTTTAATATTAATAGTAAGATGGGTGTTATAAATTTCAGTTCAGGGATGCAAGATAAATTAGTTGTTCTTGAGTATGTTTCTGACGGAATGGAAAATGGTAATGACAGTAAGATTACCGTAAATAAAATGTTTGAAGATTTTTTATATGCATATATTGAGTATGCACTTTTAAGTTCAAAACTTGGAGTACAAGAATATGTAATTGCAAGAGCAAGAAAAAGAAAAGGTGCTTTATTGAGAAACGCAAAAATTAGAATTAGTAATATACATCCGGGCAGATTGTTAATGAATATGCGAGGAAAAGATAAGTGGTTAAAGTAATATGGCAAATTTAACAAGGAGTTTTAGTTTAGGAGTAATGAATAAGATGGTCGATGAGCGTTTGATACCAAACGGTCAATATATTGATGCATTGAATATACGTATGGGGTCTACGGAAAACTCTGAGGTAGGAGTTATAGAGAACTCAAAAGGTAATTCAGTTTTAACGGATATATCTGTTGAAGGAAATTCTTTAAGTAGTTCAGCACGTTGTATAGGAGCATTTCAAGATGGATCAGACGAAACTATTTATTGGTTTGTTCACGATTCTAATTTTACATCTTCCGCTACAGGAAAGGCTGATTTAATATTATCCTTTGATACCAAAACAAATAGTACGGTATATCATATTATTTCTATTGATGATGGAGGTGGTATAAATACAACTTTAAATTTTGATTCGGCATATCTTGTAACAGGAATAAATAAAATAGAGAACTTATTATATTTTACAGATAATTATACAGCGCCAAAACAAATTAATGTAAAGAAGAATTATGCAAACCCAATTGCCGGGATTGATGGATTTTCATTAGAGTCACTTCTTGTTATAAAAAAACCTCCTACATATTCACCGACTATTAATCCTATTGCTACTTCAAGTCAAGATAATTTTTTAGAGGATAGGTTTATTTCTTTTGCTTATAGGTATAGATATGAGGATGGAGAGTATTCTGCAACATCGCAGTTTAGTGCACCTTCTTTTGTTCCGAAAACATTTGATTATAACTTTGCAACAGCCTTAAATGATGGGATGTTAAACTCTACAAATGCGTGTACTATTACGTATAACTCAGGAGGTCCTTTAGTTAAGTCTGTAGATTTACTATTTAAAGATATGAATTCTTCTGTAATTAAAATTATAGAAAAAATAAATAAAGAAGAGAGAGGTATAGCAGATGACCAAGATTACACATTTGATTTTAATAATAGTAAAATATTTACAATACTACCTTCTTCGGAAATATTAAGGTTGTATGATAATGTGCCTAGACTTGCTAAATCTCAGACACTTATGGGAAACAGACTTATCTATGGTAATTATCTTGAAGGATATGATTTAGAAGATAAAGATCAAAATCCTACAAAATTAGAATATATAGTAAATTATGACTCAGAAGAAATAGGGCTTAGCCCATTAACTTACACATTAACAGATGGTCTTTATACTTGGGATACACCTATACAAACTAGATCTGTTGTTAACATAGACCTTGGAGGGGTAGAGTTAGTACAAGGGGCTGTTATAAATCTACTATTAAGATTTACTCATAGAAAGTGGAGTGGAGGATCCCCTGAACCTATAGAAGAAACAGCAGAAACTACTATTGAATTTTCATACAGATTACCCGTTACTTTTGCTACCGTTAATGGATTAGCAAATTCCCCTGATTTTATTGAGAAAATAGGTTTTGGAGGAATAACAGGTAATATTGAATCTGACTTTGCGGATTCTTGTGATGGTATTACCTTTACAGATGCATTTAACTGTTCTATTCCAAATGAACTTTCAAATCTGTTCAAGATAACAAGCGGAATCACAGGTCCGAATCAGGAAATAAATATACTTTCATCATATGGATCTGACCTACTTAGATTACAATTACCTGCTGTTCAGTTTGTTGATGATTTATTAAACCCTACAGTATCATTTTATGAATATTATGATATATCAATTGCTACTGTTAGTTTTCAGGAATTAGGAGACCCAAAAAGTCTTCATAGTAATAGAGGATATGAGTTAGGTATGGTATATATGGATGAGTATAACCGTATGTCTACAGCATTAGTTAGTCCTGATAATAATTTACATATACCTTGTAGTGCATCTGATACAGCCAACTCATTAAGTGTAATAATACCAACTACACAAGTTGCCCCTTATTGGGCGAAGAATTATAAGTTTGTAATAAAACCGGATAAGAAAGGGTATGATGTGATTTATTCAAATTTCTTTTTTAGAGATCCAACATCAGGATCTGATTTCTTTTTGCTTGAAGGGCAAAATTCTACTAAGGTTGAGGTTGGAGATGAATTAATAGTAAAGACAGATACTACAGGACCAAGAGGAAATTGCGTATGGACTACTGTATTAGATAAAACAGCACAACTAAAAGATTTTCTTGACCCTGCTCCTGTCGATGTGAGAGGTGATGATATGCCTATTCCTGCAGGAACATATATGCAGATAAAGGCTAATAATTTTAGCACTGAAGTTGGAGATTTACCTGTCGTGGCTTATGGAGAAAAGCAAAGTTTTGGTAGTGGATGTAGAGTTGTTAGTTATCCTGTAGATAGGCGTAATCCTAATTGGGGCGATCCGGGAGAAAGTGAATATATTGATTATGATATTCCTGCGGGGTCTCGTATAAATATTAGTATTCTAAGTAATAGAAGTGGTAGTGGAAATGTAGATCCAAAAACTTGGAAAGTAGATGCAATATTTACCGCTTCAAATGATTATGCAAATTTTAAACAATGGTTTGATGGCGATAATATAGCATCAGCATTAGAAAGTCAAGCAACTGATATTAGAGGTGGTGTAGAGGGTCCAAATTATAGTGTTGTAGATATATCTCCTTATTCTAGACCTTGTTCTTGGTCAGATATATATACTAGTTTTTATAGACCTCCGGCTATACCTTTTCAGGAACGTAGTTATTTTACAGTAAAAAGTACTAAAGGTTACAGCAGCGGAAGAAAAAGGTCTTTAATGAGGGTTAATATTTCAGTAATTAGAGCGACTAATACAATTATATTTGAATCAGATCCACAGGATGCTGAGCCTGATTTATGGTATGAATCTTCAGTAGCATATCCTATAGGTCCGAATGGAGAACATATAGGGTCTATTCAAGATCAAAACTTTACTACAGGGGCACCATCTATTACAAAGACAGATTTTTTTAATTGCTTTGCTTTTGGAAATGGAGCAGAGAGTTATAAAATAAAAGATTCTATAATAGGTAAAGAACTTGTTCTTGGTAATAGAGCGACAACAACTGATTCAAAATTATACGGAGAAGAAAATAGATTTTCGGATTTAACATATAGTGGTGTGTATAATGCAGAATCAAATATAAATAAACTAAATGAATTTAATGGTGGTTTATTAAACTATAAAAACTTAGAACAATCGTTTGGACCTGTAATAAAATTATTTGGGAGAGAGACAGATATACTAACCCTACAAGAGGATAAAATATCTTATGTTCTAGCAGGAAAGAATTTATTATCTGATGCGTCAGGAGGAAACGCTTTAACATCTGTACCTGAAGTATTAGGAACTCAGATTGCAAGAGTAGAAGATTTTGGGATATCACATAATCCTGAAAGTTTTGTAGAATGGGGTGCTGATAAATATTTTACTGATGCTAAAAGAGGAGCAGTAATACAATTAAAAGGAGCAGGAGGACAAAGTGAACAATTAAATGTTATATCTAAGGCAGGAATGAGACCTTGGTTTAGAGATTTATTTAATGATTCTTTTACTACTCAAAAATTAGGTGGATTTGATCCATATATGAATGAGTTTGTATTGGCTTCTAATACAATTGAAACTCCAACTGTAGTTGAATGTAAAGATTGTGGTATAACAGAAACAATAATAATTGATTCCTCAAAAAACGGAGGAACTTATACCTATTGTTATGATTTAGGAGCGTTAGTAGGAGATGTAGATATTGATTATACAGTTTCTTCGCCTATATCAGGAACGTTTAAAGTATATGCTGATTATAACGGTAATATAATTTCAACAGGAGATGAAACTTCTAGTGGAACCTTAACATTAAATAAAGATGAGGTTTTAATAAATGAGGCAATAATAACCGTAATAGCAACAGAACAAATTAATTTAACTTTAACAATAAAGTGTCCTTTAGGGGATACCATAACTATTGTGTTAGTGCAAGTATCAAGCCCTAACGATTCAGGAGAGCAAATACATAATCAATATAGATGGACTGACGGGGCTTTTCAATCTCCATTACATTCTGAACAAGTTACTTTTGCAGGATCGTATTCTACTCCAATTGTATCTTTATACCAAACTATTACAGGACCACAGGGAGGAGGGGTAATACCTTCAAACTCTGCAGTTGTAAAAATAATGTCTAATAAGAGTGGATCAGATACTTTTAATTTTGATGTGAATTCAGATAACTTTAGATATTTAAGATCTAATACTTTATATTCAAATACATCAACTGATATAAGAGCATTAATACTTGCCAGTACAATACCAACACCAATATATCCTCCATTGTTAGGTAATACAGAATTTTATTCTACGTTCCCAATGCCTCTTACGGGAGATTATTTATATATGGTTTGGGATTATAGAGATAGCACGCCAATTGACTTATGTCTTAAACCAACCGCAGCAGAGGCTTGTTGTGATTGTGATCAAGCGACAGAAATTTATGAAGTAAGAGATTGCGAAACAGCAGCAATATTTACAATAGAGGATACCTTCTTAACAGGAATAGGTATTAATTCAACAGTACAATATGTACAAGGAATAGGAACAGGAGCAGGGACATTTGTTTATTGTGGAGAAATAATAGGGTTTGGAACAACTCCCGATGCAACTTTATTTTCTGATGAGATGCAAGTGTGTGGAGATATGGTAAATTGCAATTACGAATCAGATTCTGTTTGTACTGAATATACTTTAACATATACAGGTATGCAACTTAAAAGTTATACTTATACAGACTGCAACGGAGATTTCAATCTTAAATTTATAGGAGGTGTTTATGGGTTTACAGCAACATTTTGTGCACGAACAGGAACGGTGGTTGCTACTGGTATGGATAGTCAAACTAATAACGGATCTTGTAATTATTAATAAAATAGAATTATGGCAATATATTATTTAGACGGATTAAATTTAGAAACGTCAACAGCAATCTTTGATGATTCCGAATTAACTATCTGTGCAGCAGATGGTATATATTCAGATGGAATAAATAGCAGAGAATTATCAGGATGTTTTTTACTTCCTTCTATTCCTTGTGTAGAATGTCCTATACCTTGTGGTGTTGGGTTAACTCCTCCCGCAGGTGAGACAGGGCTTTATAATTTAACTTTTAATACAGGAACAACAGTAGCGGATGTAGGGGCTATTATAATTTATTTTAACCCTGCCGTGATTCCTGATGGAATAAGAGTTTTATATGATGGTACTTATTATAATGCAGTAGCCTCACCTAGTGATGGTAGAATTCAATCTATAAGTGGAGTAGCAGATGCTTTTACTATTTTAGGAGAACCTCTTGCTGTAAACAATTGTGTACCTACTTCTTATATTCCAATTACATATAATTATTTTGATGGATTTATAGGGTCAACTTGGAGTCCGGGCGTTCCTGCAACTAAAGATATTACAATATATAATGGTGATGATCAGCGTGGAGGAATGAGTGAGTATAGTACTATTGTTATACCTAAAACTGATGCTCTTATAAATAATGTAAGTATTCAGGTATTAGGTCCCTGTGCTAATACAGGATGGAATATAGAAGTTAATTGTCCGGGAGCATTGCCTGAGTTTGCATCCTCATTAAATAGAACAGGAAAATTTGATTGTGTTCCTACTACAGAAACATATTTCTTTGCTCAGCATAGAAACGATACAAATACATATCCTATAGTAACAAATTGGGTTTTTTCTGATCTAAACGGATTAAATGTATTGTCTAACGGTACTTATGTTATGGCTAATAATAATGTTATAACAGTAGTAAGTGGAGTCGTTACGGCTATACAGGCTTGTACTTAATATAATAATAAAATAATATAAAATGAGTTCAGTAAATAATACATTAACATATAGCGAGCCAGTAGCGGGATGGACATCTTTCTATTCTTATGAACCTGATTGGATGATTGGTATGAATAATTTTTTCTATACGTTTAGCAATGGAAATCTTTATAGGCATAATACTAATGAGACACGTAATGAATTTTACGGAGTACAGTATAATAGCACATTACAATCTGTATTTAATGACGTACCTCTTGAGAATAAATTATTTAAAA